ATTGAATGGTTTGTTCGTGCGTGATACTTTAATGTTAGCACCTAGACATCTTAATTTGATGCTGTGTGAAGATGATGAAATTGAGATTTCTAATATGTTTGGTTCCGCTTTTAAGTTGCCTGTGTCTGATTTGAAATTTGTTGGTATTTCTGATGCTACTGGTGGAGAGAAAGATGCGATGTTGATTCAATTTCCACGATATGTTAATAGTCATTGTGATATTGTGAAGCATTTTCAAACTATGCCTGAATTGTCAGAAAAGAGTGCGAATGTGGCTCTATCTACTATTCGTTCTGTAAAGGACAAATTTGCACTTGTTATTCTTGGAAATACGATGGCACAGATGAAGGACATTTCTCTCGATACTGAGCAAGGAATCCGCAGAATTAGAGATTGTATTGAGTATAATCTTAACACTATCAATGGTGATTGTGGTTCCCCAATTATTTGTCAGGAGAAGAAATTTATTCGTAAAATTGCTGGAATTCATATTGCTGCGACCCCCGATGGCACATCTGCATTTGGACAATCTGTGACACAACAGGATTTGTTAAGAACATTGCAATATTTCGATAAAGTAATTATTAATGATTCTGATGTTTTAGCTAACCTTCAAATTCATTCCGAAACCCATGATCTTCCCCTTAACAAGGAAATTGATTCTGGTTTTCTGAAACAATTATTTGGTTTGGCTGCTGATACTTTCAGCTACTTGGGTTTGTGTGATAAGACCGTTTTCACTCCTAATAAGAGTGATCTACGTCCATCTGTAATTCAAAACCTAGTGACTGAAATAACATCTAAACCAGCTTACTTATCCCATCCAAAGGTGGATATTCTTAAGAAAAATTTATCCAAGTGTGGTATTAACACCCCCTATATTCCTTTTGACGAAGTAGATAGAGCAGTGAATGAGTACAAACAGAAATTGATGACTAATCCAATTGAACCTCTTCGTAGAGTTTTAACCTATGAAGAATCCATTGGCGGAAATGATGTCAGTGCTTATGTAGCTGGTTTGACCCGCTCAACTTCGCCTGGATATCCATGGGTTTTTAACAAAACCAGTGGAATGCCTGGCAAAACAACCTGGTTTGGAAGCTCTGAATATGTCTTTGATGAAGATGTTAAGAACAGAGTTGAAAGACTAGAGAAGTTGGCAAAACAAGGTATTCGTGTTCCATTTGTTTGGACTGATACTTTGAAGGATGAGAGAAGACCTATAGCGAAGGTAAACGAATTAAAAACTCGTGTATTTGCCGCTGGACCTATGGACTATTTAATTTTATTCCGTATGTATTTTTTGGGCTTCATGGCTAACGTCATGGAGAATAGGATTACCAACGAGCAATCGATTGGAACTAATCCTTTTTCGTCTGACTGGACAAGAACCGCAAAGAAATTGTCCCGTTTTGGTGATAAGGTCTTTGCTGGTGATTTTTCAACCTTTGATGGCACCCTTAATTCTTG